TCTTTCGCTTGTGCTATCAGCAGAGTCTCTACCAACTGTTATTGAAATTGGAAAAGATGTACCTTGTCTTAAAGTAATTTTAAAATCTCTAGAATATGCACCTCTTGATTTACCCCTAACACTAAAAGCAGACGTTGGTACTGTAAGTAAATTTAAAAATCCACCAGGGCCAGTACCAGTAATTTGATTTTTATCAAAACGGGTTGTTCTTCCATTATTTTCAGTAATTAATATAAATACATCAACTGTAGTTCCTAAATTTTTACCATCTTTTTCATTAATATTAACAAGAGCATCAAAACGTATTGTGACTCTAACTTCATCAATATTAGATTCGGTTATTGTTCTAGTTACTGGTGCTGCATTAGTTACTGGAGCATTTACACTAACTTCTGTTTCTATATCACTAACAACAGGAATTGACGTTTGATTTGCCGTTCCAAAACGAGTTTTAAATAAGACTCTTTGGAAGTTAAAATCAGCATCCGTTATATTACTTGAATTTGCTGTTGATTTTACGATAGGTGTTTTGTCTAAAAATACATCTTTTAAAGAGGCTTTATTGTAAGCATCAGTTCCTTGAGTAAGTCCTGCTGCCGAAGGAAAACCTTCAATCTCTCCTTCACTTAGAACTTCTACAATATTTACTGCTTGCCTACTTTGTACTGAGCCAAAACTTATAGTGGCAGTACCACCTCCACCTCCAAACCATTTAAACGGGTTTAGTTGAATTTCTTTTGGCCCTGCTCCAAAATTAACTCCAGGTATTTTAAACATTATGTTCCTCCTGAGAAGTCCTCTGTATCAATTCCTGCTGATACAATTATAGATCCAGTAAAAACTTCGCCATAAACTACTGGTATCGCACTTCCAGCATTTATGGTATTTAAAATTCCATTAAAATTAAAACTATTTGGATCGTCAAAGTTTGTATCCTCTGGTGCAGGAGTTAACATTTGTGCTGCTCCTGATAGTGCAAAATATAAACCTAAATTTCCTAACGCAACAGTTAAAGCACTCGCTCCTGCTGATCCTGTAACAAAACCAGTTGTGGTTAATGCTGGTGCAGCACCAGGCAAGAAAATGGCTGTTCCTATGAGAACTGCTCCTAATAAAAATCTTCCAAGACCTCTTCTAGCACCAACAGCCACAGGTACTATTTTTATTTCTTGTTGACCAACAGGTACATCTAATTCTTTTTCATTTATTTCATACTCTCCAACTTTTATACAATAATTTTGCTCTATCATGTGCGATTGCAAAGCAGGAAAATTTGCTGTTAAAAATCTAATAGCATCTATTGTGGAATTTATTTCAGCTTCAAAAGTACGTTGTCCTAAAAAGCGAGCTAGTCTGCCGTAAACTTTTATTTTACTGAGCATAGCGATACCTCTTCTTTGTACATTCTATCCATTTTTGGTCATAAGTTTCTCTAGAACTAAGTCTTTTCACACAATGTTGAAGGATAGTTTGATCCCCTACATACAAAGCCACATGATCTAGCTTACCTGTATTAGTTGTATCCATAAGCAAAACATCTCCAACTTCTGTCTCATCATTCTCACCTAACTCCACAAAACCTACTTTAGGTAGACCATATTCAAACAAAGGAGATTCAGAAAATTCTTTTGGACTCTTTGGTCTTTTCCAATGCTTTATAACTATATCTTTCTTTTGCTTATACCAATCAGTAATTAAACTCCAGCAATCTTGAATATCCCATACCCATTCTCTACCAATTAAACTTTTTTCATACCCAGAAGGCTCAAAATAATACCAATCTGATGTTTCTGGAGTAACAATATAAAAAGGTAAATCTAAATACTCACAGCTTGCAAGATCAGCTTGACTAGGTGTAGGAGGATGATCTGGATGACTGTGAAATACAGCTACAATTTCGCCCTGATCTTCTGCATTTATCCAATCATCAGGATCTAAAATAAACTGTTCTCCTAACTCTTCAGCAAGATTTTTACAAGGAAAATATTTTTCTTTCCCTTTATAAACAGCTACTAAACCACAAGCTTCATGTGGTGCATCTTTTTTTGCGTGTTGTAAAGCAATATCTTTCCAAGTCATCCTCTAAATGCTCCAATACCAGGAAATAGTTCTTTCGTTGCAATTCTTCCTGGTAGTTTTACATTTACTAAATCTAAAGCGGATTGAGCTTCCCATGTAACCACATTTCTATTTTCAGTGACTTTTCTATCTAAAAAATAAATTTCTTGAGGAAATTCTGCTGAAGGATCAGGAGTTCCATAAGGATTTGTATTGCCAGTAAAGTTTACAGCATCTAAAAAACGTGCCAAAGTTCTTATTCTTGTAAATTTTGCACCATTTAAATCATTACCAACTGTTGTTTCGTTGACGCTTTGCATAATCGCAGTAAGCGTTCCAAAAATATTACTCACTGCAATCTTTGGTCTAGGTAAAGTTCCTGTTGAACCAAATTCAAAACCAGTACATTCAATAGGAAATCTTAAATATGAGTTACCAGCCCATACAACTTCTCCATTTGCGTTCATATTTGCACCATTATGAAAACGATATAAGGTGTTTGAACCATGTAAAGCTGTATTTAATTCAATCGTAAAAAGTTCGATGATTGAACCAGGGTTAATTGCTTGTAATTCTGAAGTTGGTATTGCCATTAAGGTTCAAATACTTGCTCAAAACTAGCTGTAATTCTATTTCTGTCAAAATCAAACATTTCTCTACCAAAACCTCTACATATCCATTTATAACTTGTAACTTCATCAGGCGGTGACCAATCAAATGACGTACCATTTTTAGCTTCATTTTCTAGAAATGTTTCTATTATGTCTGCATCACTATCTTTTACGTTAAAAGTAAGATTCCAAACTTTAGTGTCTTGATTTAAACCAAAAGTAGTTCGTTGCTGATAACCATCTCCAAATTGTGTAATACGTTGCTGTGGCTGACTACGTTTTGTAGCAGAATATTGTGGTTGAAAATCAGGAAAAGTAGCCATTATCTATTTAATAAACCTCCAGGTCTTTGTTGGTTTACAAGCTCTCCTTGAACAGCAGCAGCTATCAATGCACCAAGTTCCTGTCCTCCAGCATCATCACCTTGAACATCTGAACCTGATGCGTCTACGTTAACAGTAACATTGTTAGTACTGCCACCTCCTCCAAGTTTATTATTTGGCACAATCGTTCCAGAAGATCTTGGTACGAATAGTTCTGGCCCTTTTTCACCAACGATTGAAGGTTTACCTACAGGTGGCCTACCTCCATTTGCAAAACCTAAAAATTTAAATAATCCTCCTGTTACACTATCTCCTAATTTATTGCCAAATAAAGCTTGATTTAAGGCAATATCTAAAAACTTATCCGCAATATTATTTAACATATCACCTAAAGTTGATGTTCCTTTTATAAGACCTTTTATTCCCTCTTTAATATCGCTCTGTATCGACTGTGCGATCTTATCAAAACCCTTATTCACTTGATCTGTGGCTGTCGCAACATTTGTCAAACTTTCAACTTGACCATCTATCTCATTGCGTGTTTTTTCTAAAGTTGTTAGTCTTATCTGGTCTTTTTCTTCAAGTTGTCCAACTTTAGCTTGTTTTTCTAATAACTTATCAATTTCTACTTGTAAATTATCTTTAGCTAATTGACCCTCTTTTTCAATTCCAGCAATACTTTTTGCAAGTGCTGGATTTAATCCTTGTTCTCTTAACTCGGCAATTCTTTTTGTTTCTTCTGCTTCTGCTTTTATAGAAACTCCTAAAGCATCAAATTTTTGAGTTAAATTATCTGCTTCTATTGATGTATTTCTTCTTATTGCAAATATTTTTTCTTCAGCACTAATTTGATCTAATAATACTTTTTTCCTAGCTCCTGCACCCCCTTGACCTCTCATTGATTCGGCAGCATTTCTTCTATCTACTAAAGCTTGTGCTTCTGCATCTCCTTCTGTTGCAGCAGCAGCAACTGTTCTAGTAGCTGCATCAGCTTCTAATCCAGCTTGTAATCCAGTAATTCTTGCAACAAAGTTTACTATTCCTGCTGTAAAAGCCTGTAATTTTGTTATTGCTAAAGTGAATGAACTTGTTAATAATCTCGTATTTTCTCCAAATTGTTTTAAAGAATCTACACCTCTTTGGCCTATTTCAGTTGCCATCAATCTCATTGAAGCATTAAAAGCTGCTGTTTTTCCTTGAGTCTGTTCAATTTGCTTTATACGAGCTTCCTCTGCTGATCCCTGTAATCCTAACGCTGCTGTTACTGCTTCAGTATTTTGAGCAAATGGACTCATAGCCTGTCCAAGTTTTGTGATAGCGTCTAAAGCAGTTTGTATTGATTGAACAAGTGCTGTAGCTGCGATACCTCCTGCAAAACCACCCATACCACCAAACATTCCACCAATACCACCACCAAGACCACCAGCTAATGAAGCAATTGGCCCTTGACCGAATAACAGAGGAAAAGCACCACTTATTAATGCACTTTCTCTATCAAAACCTCTTGTCGCTCCACGATCAGCCATGAATCTTCCAATAGGATTATTCAATCCTGTTCTTTGTCCTGCTGCATTTCGTGATTGTCTATCTGATAATCTACTAAATGCTCCTTGAGCTTGTATATTTTTACCTAACAAATCATTTTGTTGAGCATAAGCAATATTTAAAGCGTCTTGAGCTTTTTTTAATTGAATCGCTGCTTTAGTTGCATCATCTGTACCTATTGCAACTCGATTAAAATTTCTAGTTGCTTGTGCAAGGTTTTTATTTAATGTGTTTATACTTCTAACTTGACTTGCAGCACCAACAGCACTCGTATTACCTTTTTTAACAGCACCTTGTTTTTCCGCTTCTTTGGTAATCTGTTTATTTGATCTATTAATTTCCTTATTAAGATCTCTTATCTTTTTCTTTGCATTTTCAACTTGCTGTATTCCTCTTACTGCAATTTCAATATCTGCTCTAGTTGCCACGACTAAACAATAAAAGGTTACTTTATTCTAGCTTATCTCCTACGTTTTGCTTTTTCAAATGCTTTTTCTTGCTCTTCATTTAAAATTAAAAAATATGCACTCCAACCCACAAGTTCTTCCATCGT